AACAAGGCTCCATGACAACTCGGTGACGCCTGGACGGCCTGGACCATGGGGCGTTCCTGGAGACTTTTCATCTCTGTCCAGGCGAGGCAGATCGAACCACTGCGATGCGGCTGCGCCTTGGCACAATGGATGATTTACATAATATGCATTATGCGAAATACGCTTCTTGTCCGCGAAACTGCGCAAAGCTTGCTCCATGGTCATGGCTCGGTTTAACATCTTCTTAACCCTGCCAAGACGGGGCCTGATCTTCACTTCGAGTCACTGATATGGATACGCGGTCAATGAATCGGCCGCCTTGCTGGAAGCCTGGCGCACCTTGCCCGAACAAGTGCGCAGCCGCCCACTACTGGCGCACGATCTTCAATCACACAGAACTTCACGGCCCTTGGTCAGGCTGGCGCTTGGCCGGTGCACGGCTGGTGTCACCGTCGCGCGAGTGGGCATCCCCGGCGATGGTAGACCGGTGGATGTATGCGCACTGGCGTCTACACGGCGCGGCTAGCGGCACCAGCCACATGCGTCCCGCTCGATCTGACACAGCTCCAAGGACTTCGCCCGAGTAAGACGCTGAGAGCCGATTTCGCGCCGTACGCGGTCAACGTAGGCCCTCGCGTTCTGGCAGTCGAGGTAATCGGGGGATCGCCGAGAAGGCGTGGTGTGACCCGATTGGCGCATTGCGGCGTTCCTGCGGGCAATCTCTCGTCGTGTTGCCTGCAGTTCGCGACGTGCACGCTCCGATTCAGTCGGGTTGGCATAGATGACTGCCTTAATTTCCTTCCAGCCCGGCTCACAGGGCACGTTCTGGACCGATATTTCCTTGCCCTTCTGGCACCGGACAACGAGGTGGGCTGACTGTTGAGCGTGAGCAGTCGAAATTCCGAGAAGGAGCAGAATAAAAAGGACGCGTCCGTGCATGCTGAGACCCCCTGTAGTCACTTAGAGAGCTTAGCAGAGCGGTGCGCAGGGGGAGGTTGAACGCCCCTGCCCTGCCCCTGCAGGAACCCCCGGAAAGCCCCGGAGGCGACGCGTACGGCCCGGGCGGGCCGACATCGGACCCATGACGCACACGGAACGCGGGGAGGCTCGCAGAGAGGCTATCCGTAGGGGCTCCGCCCCTACACCCCGAAAAGTCGAATTTCGCGCTCAATGGGACAATCTGTCCGCTTCTGGTCCCAGCGTGCCAAATCCTGCAGAACGGCGATCGCAGAACCTGAACGAAAAACCCCCGGAGGTCCGGGGGGCATCAATCGATCACATGGGGCGCTTGTGCGTCCACCGGAAGCGTTGAGGCTTTCGAGCCTGGCGATTGACGAGGAGGAAAACGACCAGGTAGACGACGGGCACAGCGAGGATAACGAGAAGCGCAGCGGTGGAGGCAACATCGCGAGCAAATTGGGGCGTGAGGTGTTCCATGTGCGTCAATCCTATTAGGCCCGGCTATCTTGCCACAGGCGCGAGTTCAAGCGCGCCGTATGAGTGAATTTGACCATACGACGTGGACGAGGCACGCAGATCCGAAATGCCAGAACGCGGTGGCGAAGGCAATGCCTGGGCTTCTTCAGGACGCAGGCGGTCAAGCTGGGTGCGGTCGCTTTGCTCAAATCTCTCAGAGAGACGTGAATCAATGAACGGCTCGTATTGGCCGTGACGCGCGATAGCGCGGCAACGCTGCAACTTGACTATGTATCGCGTTCCCTGATCGGTAATACAGGTACAACCTTGGGAGCCATCGACGCCGGAAGACATGCAGAAGATTCGCGGCGGCTGTTCTGGCACACGCAGATGGTCATAAGCCGGGGCAGTCCATGGCTGACCGTCGATCCGGGGAACGAATTTCAAAGCGTATTCCTCGGCGGTTTCGGGCGCTGATTTGCGTTCGGCCGGCGCTGCCGTCGCTGTCGCTCCGACATCGCCCGCCGACCGCTCCGACACGGCCGGCACGGCCACGTTGTTCGCTGTTGTCATCTTTTCCTTGATCGACGACCAGAGGAAGGTGACCGAAATGACCAACAGCGCGAGGAGAACGGGCGCAGCGATGAAGTACCACGGAATTCGGCGTTCGGTAGTATCAAGCTCGGTCGAGTTGTAAAGACCGAACACACGCTTGGGCAGCTTCTTTCGCGTGACAGTCAGCGGGTTGCCGCGCTCAGGGTTGCGCTCGAAGCGGTCAAAGGTACGAAGGTGAAGGAAAGAAGTACCAAAGCGACGGCGAACGTGTATATGCCTTTCGATCAGGTCATGAATGAAGGTGTGACATTGCTTGTCGGGAGACTGGCAGACGAAGATGAAATCTAGGCCGCGATGCCGATGGGTTGCGAGCTTCTCGATGTGGTCAGGTACGCGAGAACCTGGGGGCGCCTTAGTGAGCATGCCCTGTTCGTAGCACTCATCAACAAGGCACACAGCTCCGTCAGGGAGAAAGTTAGGCCAATCGCGGAATTGCTCAGGCGTCATTTCCAACATTCGGGATTTTGCATAGTCGAACTGCCGAACGTTACAGACGTAAACGGGACGTCCCTTGTCGCGGAAATCAATGGCGAGATCGAGAGCATTGAGTGTCTTCCCATGCCCCGGCTGCCCGGTGAAGAAGTAGATCATGACGAAGCTCCGAGGTTATCGGCAACAGCCTTGGGAATGATGAAGACCTTCCACGCCATGCGAACCGTGAGAGCGGAGACGATCATGGTCATGGCGACATCAAGGCCAACCGCAGCGACGAAATCCATGGACTTCGGCGGGAGCCTGTTGAGGTATTCGGCGAGGAACGACTTTAGACCGGGAAGGACTCCGTTGAAGGTAACGAGCGATAGACCGAAGGCAGCAAGGACGCGAGTGACGATGCCTGCGGCTGCAGCTTTGATAGCGAAAATTAAGGTCTTGACGAGAGTCAAGATCATTTCACCGATTGCGCTCATGACTATTGGCCTCCCATAAGGATGCGGACAGCAGTGAATGCGGCCATCAGAAGAACAGCGGCACGCATGATTCGGATGAGGTCACACCACCACGATTCAGAGTCGAAACTCACCGAAGCCCAGCCGTGGATATCGATAGTTCCGAGGGTTGGGCACGAACCGCCGCCGATGATTCCTGATGTGTCGAGGAGATCGACACCGACGCGGATATTACTGACGGACGTTTCGTCGTCTTCACCATCGTCGTCGTTGGGCTGATCCTCCGGCTTAAGCTTGGTCCAGTCAGGACGACCATCGCCGTCTGCGTCGGATTTAGTCTTACCGCACCGGACGAGCCACGAATGACGGATAACAGCGTGAAGGAGAGGATCACCGCCAGTGCTAACGGGACCGGCCGAGCAATCGTCACCGCCGGAACTGGTGCCGTTGCCGCTGCAGTCTTCGCCCTCGGCGCATTCGCCTTCGCCATCGTCGTCACCGGGGACGGTGCATGTGTTGTCACCGTCAGGATCAGTCTGGCCGGACGGGCAGGAGCACGTACCGTCGCCGTCAGGGTCTTCCTTGTTGCCCTCGCAATCGCCGCCTTCGTCATCACCGCCGTCGTCATCTGTAGGCGTGCAAACACCATCGCCATCAGGATCAGATTGGCCCTCTGGACAGTCATCGCTGCCGTCGTCAGGAGGACATCCACCAGCGGGGCAAAGTTCGGGGTCCGGGTTGTCTGGCCCAGGTGTGCAGAGCTGGGGCGCGACGCCTTCCTTGAACGTGCTAAAGAACGTAGAACCGGTAGACGGGTCTCTGTAGCCGTGGTAGACGCAACCGTTATGACAGACCTTGTTGACGTTGGTCGCCCACTGGTTAACGACCTCGGCGCGGTCAAGGCAGTGGCCCGCGTAAAGGTAGTCGTTCTGCATGATGTTGTCGGGAGCGTTGCACTTCCAAACTGAGCCGTACTTGACTCCGCAAAGGAATTGACCCTCCTTGGGAGCAGTAACGGTGCGAGTGCAGTTGTATGCGACTTCGCCGGGATACCCGAAGGAAACAGCGTGCGCGATTGTTCGGTCAAGAGCAGCAACGCATTCCTTGTAGGCGGTGCCCTCGTCGCAGCCGTCAGAACGGAGTGCGCAATTGGCCGCTTGGGAGGCAACAGGTAGGAGGAAGAGAAGTACGAGGCTAGAAAGCTTCGAAAGCCAGCCAGCACGCGCCGAGAATCGCGACGATGACAAAGTAGCCCACATTGATATCTCCGAAAAAAGAAGGCCCCCACGCGAACGCGCAGGGGCCGGGGTGGTGACGCGCCCTGCGATTACTTGGCGCGCTTGATGTACGACCACAGCACCATCAGGCCGACGACGCCGGCGAGGATGACGATGATCGCGCCGACGGTGGTCTTGACACCGTTGATTTCCGACGTGATCGCCGCGCCCGGATCGGTGGCCTGGGCGAAGGCGAGGGCCGGAGCGAGGAACGAGGTGGCACCGATGGCGAGCGCGCGGCAGTGCAGATTGGACACGGTGTCGGCAGCGCGGCGGGCGAGGGTCTGGACGTTGTTGCGGTTCATGCTTGCGTTTCCTTTGGTTGAGTTTGCCGCTATGCGCGGACCGTCCTGATGTAGATGCGAAGGGCAAGGCCCATCGCCCACACCGAAACAATCGCGAGGGCGACCATGACGCCCTCGCCCAGTGTCAGCGGCGGCAACACTGGCTGCGATTCGGGGAGTTGGACCCACGCCGCCCCGTCGCATTGCATCGTGGCTTCATCGAACTGGGGGCAGGCGTAGACCCACATAGCGGAATTCCTTATGGGGCCTTGCTTGCCGGAGCCGGCTTGACGGTCATGGGAACGAGATCGACGTATCGGCTGAGTTCGAGATCGCCGAACTTGCCGATGACGAAGCTGCGCGGGTCGATGTCGTATTCGCCGGCCGGATACGGAGGGTTCTTGCCGAGGCCGACGCGGAAGGCTTGTTCGTAGCCGTTGCCGAGGTCGATGCATGCCATCTGCGAACGGATGATGGACGGGCCATTCTTGCCGTTAATGGTGCGTTCTTCGACCTGGGCGTTCTTCACGATGATGCGGGGCATAGTTCTATTCTCAGAAGGTTGGGGAGCTGATCGGCTGCACAGACACCCGCGAATCTCCCCGGCCGACCTTCTCGGAGGATGCGAGCTTCGGCGAAGTCGGCCCATGAATCGCCGAACGTTTCGCGCAGAAGTGAAAGGGTGCGGCCCATCTGACGACGAGCCCAAATGACCATTGCTTCGCCGTTGGCAGCAGCAGCGCGGCGAATGGTCTGGATGCGTTCGCACGCACCCGTGATGAGTTCCGCTAGAACGGAGTACGATCCGCGCAGGTAGTCAAGCGGTCGAGTAAGGATGTCGAGAGGGAGCGCGACGTGCTTGCCGTACATGCGCACCTCAGCGCGGACCCACGGCGATTCCTTTAAGCCCTGCTCTTTGCCCTTCTCGTACACGCAGAGTTCCTTATGGCCCTTCGCACCGACGTAGAGCGTGCAGCCGGTGCCGTGGCCCTCATCGCTCAGGAAACGCGTGGCAGGAGGGCGACCGCCGTTGGCGAAGTCACCAGCGAGCGCACGCGCACGGATCGAATGAACGTCCAGGAGCTTGCCGTCGTAGTCGTCGTATGCGACATCGCAGCGCGAAATACGGCCGTCGAGTGATTCAAGCTGGCGCTGTGCGGTGTGCCAATTGCGCACCCACTTCGTCCCGGTGCCCGAGAGCGAAATGCAGAGGGTGTCGCCGTTGCCGTCCATGCCGATGCGACCGCAGAGTTCGCCATCACGGTCAACAATGACGGAGGACAGGCGGTAGAACTGCCAGCACTTTTCACGAAGCGCGGTCGCGCTAAGCGTCCGAGAAGTGCCGAAGATCGAGCCAAGAAGGTGCGAGAGGTCGGAGAGGCCGCGCTCCTCGATCTTCGATCGAGGGATTACTACGGTGAGGTAGTCAATCAACGCTCCTCCACCCTCCCCCACCTTTTGGCCCGTGTTACTTCCCGGGCCAGTTTCCACCGGCTGCACCGGGGAAAAGTCGCCGTCAGCCATTGCGAGCCTCGCGCAGGGCGGCTTCGTGGGATCGCTTGGCATCGCACCAACCGGCGAGCCACGCGTTACGGAAAGGACGATCACCGCCGCGCGCAATTGCGCCGGAATAGGGGCAGGATTTGTGAGAACGGCCCTGCTGGAAGGCAGCGAAGCCACGGTCGTAAGCGCCGCGATGGGCGCGGTTGGCCCAGTCGTTAGCCATTGCCGCCCTGCCCTGCGAACATGTCGCGCTGCAGTCGTGCATGAGGGATCGAGGACAGGAGGAAGGCGTCCTGGCGGAAGGCGAGGCCGGCGCGGCAGGAACGATCAACACGGCGAACAAGCCACACGAATGCGGCAGTCCAGAAGAGGAAGAAGGCGAGCGCGACGAGTTCAGCGATCATCGTCACGACCCCAGCCAGTAACGATCAGGATGGCGGCGCTCGTGGCGAGCATGACGGCAGCGGTCCAGATGCTCGGCGACGTGTCGCTGATGACCTGAATGATGATTGAGTCGATCACTTGACATTCCCCGGTGAATGTGGAGTTGCCGGGCGGGATCGCGGATCGGAGGTCCCAAGGGATCGGGGGGGAGGTCTCCGCGACGGCCGCCGCCCGGCGCCGGGTGGCCTAGAATGCAAGGGCCTTGCATTCCGGGCGTGATTCAATGGGCTTGAAATTTCTATGTCAAGGGGCTTGCAAACGCATGGATACGAAGTCGCTTATTGACAAGTGCAAAGACACTTGTTCTCCGCCGACTTATGTTGAGCTTGCGAGACGCCTTGACGTTAAGCCGTCTGCAGTCTCGAACTGGACGCACGGACGTGCACACCCTGATGCGGTGTCATGCGCGAAAATCGCTGAAATCACGGGGATTCCGCTCGCTCGCGTGCTGGGCATCGTCGGCGAAGCCCGTGCCATTTCACGCGAAGAAAAGGCCGTGTGGAGACGCCTCGCAAGCGCCGCAATCGTGGCACTTTCAATGCTCCCGCTGGTGACCATTGCGGCCACCAATTCGCCTACCTTAACGGAGGCGAGAAGTATGCATTATGCGAAATATCGTGAAAGACTGCGGGAATCATCCATCCCCTGCATGACGCCTCCGATTCGAGTCATCGTCAGCCAGCCGATCGGGGCTCATCGGATCCCGTCGGACCTCTGGCAGGCCTCGTAGACGCGTTCGTCGTAGTGGCGGCGCTGGTCGTAGGTGGTCTGCAGCCCTGCCGATCTGCGGAATGCGTCGCGCTGGCTTCGCGCGGCTTCGCAAGCGGATTGTTCGCTGCCGGTCCGGTGGGACGCTCGGCTGGACGATGGGCTGGACGGTCGGCCGAACGAATAATCTCCCTCGTTGCGGCGGCTGCGCGACCGACGGTCCTCGACCGCCCTGCGGTCCCGTTCGACCTTTTCGGCAAGGTACGGATTGAAGCCGGGGTCGGTGTATGCGCGCGCCGACTTGGTCTCGTGCCCGGATGGGCATGGCGCGTTCTGGAAGACGACGCGGCCGGAGGCGTCGACGCACTTGTAGATCACCCCATCCTGGGCGTTGACGGACAGCGTAATGAGGTACAACAGGCAACAGGCGCGGATCGACATGGAGAACGGCCTCGGTGCAGGACGACGGCTTCGGGGAAACCGTACGGGCTGGCCGCAAGGCGCCTCCTCCCGTACGGCTGGCAGGACGACGGCGCATGGCCTGGCGGCGCATGCGCCTCGCCGGATTACGCCGGTTCCAGTTCGTTGAGGTCGAAGTAACCGTTGTAGCCCTTCATGTAGACGGCCGCGCGATGGCCGAACAGGACGACGGCTTCACTGCGGGTTTCGAGGCTGTCGTAGTCGAAGACGGTCGAGCGGACGCGGGTCCCGACCGGATGGCGCTGGTTCCACTCGGCGACCTTGCGGGCGGCATCGTTGCCCCCGGCGTTGCCGGCCGGACTGGCTTCGCTGGCTTCTCGGGGGAAGAATCCGTCGAGCACGGCATCGGGCGTCTGCTTCCGGATGGTGTCGACCATTCGGGTCAGCACTTCGCCAGGACCGAATTCGACGAAGCGCATGTCCTCGCCACGGCTGCGCGCCAGGGCGAGCAGGTACTGGACGCTTTCGCACCATTTCACGGTATTGGCGATCTGGTCGGCCAGGGTGTCGAGGATCGCGCCGTCGGCGTACGGCCGGCCCGTGACGTTGGCGATGACCGGGATGCGCGGCGCGGACAGGGGCATGGTGGCGAGGAAGGCGCGGAATTCGCCCATCGCATCGCGCATGAAGCGCGAATGGAAGGCGCCGCTGGTGTTGAGCGGGAGGAACCGCACCTTGCCGAGGTCGCTCTTGAGCTTGTTGAAGACGCCGCCGGCCCTGCCGATCTGCTCGGCCGATCCGGAGACCACGATCTGGGACGGCGAGTTGTAGTTGGCGAGGAAGATCTCGTCGAGGCCGTTCTCCTCCAGGGTGGTGCGGATGAGGTCGGCCGGGGCGTTGATCACCGCAGCCATCCCGCCGCCGGAAACCTTGCCCATCAGCGCGCCGCGCTTCTGCACCAGCCGCAGGCCGGTCTCGAAATCGAAGCATCCGGCGGCCTGGAGGGCGTTGAACTCGCCGAGGCTGTGGCCGGCGAGGAAGTCGGGCTCGCCCTCCCCGTCCTCGATCGCGCGCAGGTAGGACAGCGCGTTCACGGTGTACAGCGCCGGCTGGGTGAAGCGGGTGTCGTTGAGCTCGCCGCGCGGATCGTCGAGGCAGAGTGCGCGGATCGAGTAGCCGAGGATGTCGTCGGCCCTGGCGGTGAGCGCGGCGAAGCGTTCGAACAGATCGCCGCCCATCCCCTTGTTCTGGGACCCCTGGCCGGGAAACATGCAGGTTTTCAT